ATGGCTTCATTTAGACAACGCAACGACACATGGCGAGCCGAGATAAGTGTAAACGGAATTCGCGAAAGTGCAACCTTTGATACAAAAGCGCAGGCTAGGGCTTGGGCCTCAAAACGTGAGACTCAATTACGCGAACAGTCACATGGAAAACTTCCGGACCATTCATTTTTAGAAGCAATTGAACGCTATCTTAATGAAGTAAGTATAAAGAAGAAAACTCATGAGAATGAAGTCAAGCGAATGGCTTTCTTTAAGCGTGAGTATAAAAAGCTATGTCAAAAACAATTAGCCAAAGTCACAACTGACGATTTAGTGCAATGGCGCGATTCTCGTTTAAAGGAAGTGCAGGGCGCTACTGTCCGACGTGAAGCAAATATTTTAGCTTCTTTATTTACTGTTGCCCGGAAAGAATGGAAGTGGATTAAAGAGTCTCCTATGGCTGACTTAACTTTGCCACCTCCATCTAAGCATCGAGATAGACGAATTGCTCAAGATGAAATTGATAGATTATGTCTTGCAGCAAATTGGGATAATAATGTTCCAGTAAACTCTACCCAGCAAATTATAATTGCCTTTCTCTTTGCGATTGAGACAGCTATGCGCGCTGGTGAGATTGTTGGCTTGACTTGGGATCGTGTTTATTTAAAAGATAGATATTTAGTTTTAACTGAAACAAAGAATGGTACTAAACGAAATGTACCACTATCTAAGCGTGCAGTTGAGTTGCTTACTTTATTAAAAGGTCTTGATAAAAAGCAGGTCTTTACTTGTAATTCCCAAAGCTTTGATACGCTTTGGCGTAAATTGAGAGATAGATGTCAAATCACTGACTTGCACTTTCATGACACACGCCATGAAGCTTGTACACGCCTTGCAAGAAAATTAGAAGTTTTAGACTTGGCCCGTATGATTGGACATAAAGACTTAAGAAGTCTGATGGTCTATTACAATGCTACTGCAAGCGAAATTGCAACGAGGCTTGATTAGCCTCGTTTGCGTGGTCTTCCTTTCTTTGGCTCATCATCTGACTGTTCATTCAACCAGTTTGATAGCTCTGCCAAGTTCCAGCGTCTTCCTTGACCGCACTTAATAACATAGCGCGGCTTAGGGAAGGTTGGCAGGCAGCAAACTGCTGCCTTAAAGTGTACATCTCGATATCCCAAGAACTCAGCAGCTTGAGAATCATTTAGCCAAATATCAGAAGGTGGTAACGCTACAACAAAGTTACTACCAATATTTGCAATCGCTGTCATTTCACCCCTCCATCTCATTAAACTTTTTAACGATGGCTTCTCTAGCTTTCATCAAAAAATAATCACGTTCATCTTCTTCAAAACACCCATCGCCTTGTGGCTCTTGAGAATACAAAATGGTCTCATCACCACAATCAGGATAATCAACTCTAAATTCGCCATGTCTTAATCGGAGATATCCAATCTGTTGACCTTGAAAAACTGCAATATATTGTTCAGGGCTTTCATCACATGTTTTGATTAGCTCAACTTCATCAGTAGTCAATAACATTTCACCCCTCCTTACTTTCCGCTTTTCTAAAATCAGTGCCTTCTGGATCTATCCCAAAATATTCACAAATTTCTGTAGCTTTTGTCGCACCTGGCCCATGTCTGGATACATGAACCCAATTCAAAACGTTCTTTGGCTTTTTGCTATTCATGAGGGCCATTAGATAAAGTTGCTCAAAGTCGAGACCATTCATTCCAACACCTCGGCGCTTTTTTCAATGTACCCATTAGCCCATTCGTTTAAGATTTCCTTTTCAACAAATTCTTGCTTTTCAAAGAAGCCTAGCGCATTCCATTCTTCTTCTGAAATGTAGTCACTTAGCAATAAATCCTCTTCTTGGTTCCCTATAACAAAGCCAATAGAGAGCTTTAAACGAACTTTGATAGAATTAAATTCACTCATCCCTCTACTCCCGATTCAATATCCAGCTTCATTGCACCTTCTTCTGGATATTCGGTCATCCAAAAGTAATAGCCTTTGCCGCTGTGCCCATCTTCAAAGAATTTAATAGTTAGTTCAGTTTCAAGTTGATCTAAATCATTTTCGCCATCAGGATTTACAAATTCGAGAAGGCTTTTTAATTGGTGTCCGTTAAGAGTTATGCTCATTGTTCAGCTCCCGATTCGCTTGCTTCTTCAACTTCATCCCAATTGACAAAGGCAACCCCTGAATCACATTCTATTTCACCCTTGTGATTGCAATTAGGACACTGAACCTTGTCCCCATCCCACAAGTAGCACCCAATGCCACGTTCAGTTGTTACTTCTGCATAGTCGCCAAAACCACAATTAGAGCAAGCATCAAGCCAAGTAATTTTAAGAGTTTTCATTTTGATCACCTGCTGCTTCAACCATTGCCTTATATCCAGTTTTACTCAGCGTAGACATTGGCGCGACTGAATAACGTTCATATGCTTGGAACATCTTTTCTGTAGGCACCTTTGGCATTAGTACATAACCCTCTGGCACCGCCTGAGCTTTGGCTTTTATGTTCATACTTATCTCCGCATTAGATGCAAACCGCCTAGTCTTCGAACCCTATGGCGGTTTTTGTTTGTCGATGAGATAAATATAAGAAAACTTAGTTTTATTGTCAATAAGAAATCTTATTTTAATTTAAGAAATCTTACTTTTGTGTTTTAATAGACAAAAGAAAACCCACACAGGGTGGGTTGAGGTGTATCTAATTTAGATCATACAATTTCTAAAATTGTAACTTTGGAAGGAATATAACTACGTTTTGTTTTATTAAATTTACTATGCACAATAATATTAGCTTTAATTTTTCTTTTTCCATGTAATTTATCAGGATTAATTGAGTCTGCTAAATCAAAGTTAACACGGGATTCAAAGAGATCTGGCACTATTCCTGCCCATCCTGAGTTGGTTTTATCCCTGTCGCTAGCATAGATGTATACATCTTGATTTTTTAATAGTTCTTCTTTTTGCTCTTGTTCTGGTGGCTCGTAGTGCTCTGGTACTTGACTAACATATTTTGAATCAAATGAAACTTGTTTTATGTGGCTATCATCTTGAAGCTCAATACTAGAGTTAGGATCATCTTTTGTTGGCTTAGCAAAATTAACAGCATCCTTTGCAACTTGTTTTTGGGGCAACTTTTCCAGAACCTTTTGCGTTTCTTCAGGAGATAAAATCATTGTTCCAGAGCCATTCATAATACCGTTATTAACAATTGTTACAGGCGCTGGTGTAGGTTGCGAAGTATTTTTGGTAGCAATTGCATAATTAAAACCTGTTGCTACAATGGCGCCCATACTAAAAATAACAATATTATTCATAGTTTTGCTATCCGAAACCACATCTTTAATAAGCTGCTTGGCATCATCTATTAACTTTTCACCACGTTCGTATTTTGCATCACCCAATACCTGACGAAGAACAACCTTAATATCTAAACTACCACTTTCTAAGTGATTGATAAATACTTGTGAGTCATAAACCTTGATACCAGGGTAAGCCGCTTCTACAAATTTAGGAGTCTTATTTAGTATGCTCTCAATTGATTTTAAGGCATCAATAATTTTAGGAATAGGCACAATATTTTTAGTAGAATAATAAACTGTAAATTCCGTTTCCACTATTACTTCATTTGCGTCTAGAGTTTCAGTAACTTGCATATTTCCCCCTCCCGAACCGTTGTAAAGACTGTGTCGGGTTCACAGTTTAAATTTCTTGTTGTCCCGAATATTCAATTCTTGAAATATAGTCAATTGGTAGAGCTATTTGCTCTCCTGTGATTGTTTCAAAATGAACCCAAATTGCAGATGCTTCTTTCTCAAAATTAATACTGGTTAGCTTTACCAGATTGTAGGGCTCTGCTGTACCAGTCATGATGATGTTAAAGCGACAATTTTCTTCACGAACATAAGAAATAAGCATCTGATGAATTGCCATTTGTTCAGTGCTTGTTAGGTTCCTATATTCATGAAGTTCTGGCGGTATATATTTTTTGCCCACAATCTTTACTCAGCTTCTGGAAACATTGGTTTTCCAAGCTTTCCTTCTTTTACCAACTGCACTACTTGTTCATTTGTAAGGACTGGAATAAAGACTTTATCACCAATATCCTTAGAGAGGATCTTTACTTCTTCAGCGGTTAGCACCAAAGCTTCACCATGTTTAGCAGCATCATTGATGCGAGCAATAATCTGATTGATTGGTAGTTTTGAATTGTCCATAAGTCTTCCTGTGATTAATGCGAATAAGGATGTTCTTGTCTGTGCTGACTTGGCGGCACGATATCTGTAATAGCGGTAATACTTTCAACTTCATCCATGTCAAAAGATAGGCGTTCGCCACCATTAACAGCCAACAAACTCAAAACCCCACCATTTATTCCAACAAATTCCTTAATTGTGCAGCGTCCATCCTTTAAGCACACTTGTACAAATTCAGTTGGAACCGGTTCAGCATCTGGATCGCAAACTACATACCAGCCATTACGAATTGCTGGAAACATTGAGTCGCCAGTGCCTTTAATACCATAGGCTCTTGGACCCGCTGTATGAGTTGGAACATAACCATCACCACCGTTACCTTCGTAACCCATATCTGTGAAATACCCATCCATACCCATCTTTGAATAGGCTTTAACAGGAACGTATCTTTTTTGAATAGGGAATGGCTTAGTTGGTGTTTGGACAAATTTAACAGCTTCTTCACTATCTGGAATATTGTACTTCTGCTTAAAGGCTTCAATATCAAGAACATTTAATTGAACAGCATTGTTGTCCAATTGGGGGCCGCTTTCATCACCATTTGTTATATACGAAGTGGACACACCAAAATAAGCGGCCATTTTACTTAAAGGATCAGCTTTAGGTGCATATGCATCTTTCTCCCAACCAGTGACATTAGGCGCACTAACCCCGACGATTTTTGCCAAATCGCCTTGAGTTAATTTCTTTTCTCTTCGTAAGGCGCGAATACGCTGACCCATAGTTTCTAGTTTCTTCATATAAGTTATCTTACATCTTGCAAAAATAAGTTATCTTTGTTTTAATACTAAGAAATCTTATTTTTGAGGTTGAGCAAATGACCAAACAGGAAGCTTATAAGTTGCTTGGTGTGAATGGTGTTGGCTTAGCAAAGTTATTAGGAATTGAGCCACCTGCTGTTTATCAGTGGCCTAATGAAAAAATCCCTTTAGCTCGCGAATACCAAATCAGAGACTTAGCAAGTGGCAAAGAGCCAATTAAACGAACTAATGCAACCGCTTAGGAACTAAACCATGAGCAAAGTATCAACCGAATTGAGTGCAAGGGCTAGAAATGAAGTTTCTAGAGTTTTGCAAGCCCTTGCATCAAGCAATCAAAGTCAGGTTGCCGAACAGTTAGGGATTGATCCAAGCACATTATCACGGATGAAAAATGATAGAAAATCCAATGGCTTGACTGAGCTTGAGAACTGTTTAGTGCTATTGGACATTCTTGGATTTAAGACTGTCCTCAAGAAATATCGAATGATTAGCGAGGAAAAACTAAATGCGCTTTTTGTGATGTCAAAAGCGTGGATGGAAAGCAAGCAAACAATTGACGATCTTTTTCAAGATGACATTGAAGATTTCGGCATGTGTTTTGAGCTTGGTTACAAAGAAAAAGCCTGATGTACAAGATCAGGCTCAATGTTCAATCGGAGAAGGACCAAATGAACCATCAAATATTAGCAGACATTGAACTAAATCGGAAGATTAGTTTGTTTCAAAAAGCGGTTGAGGCTTATGCAATAGAACGCAGTTTAAAAAACTCGGTTGCTGTAGCTGAGGCTAAAAGTAACTTGGAGCGTCATTACTATGAATCCTACAGCTTTGCGGTTCATAAGGGAGTATGAGCATGAAGTTTATGAAGGTGCGAAATATGCACGCCAGTATGGTGATCTTCAAAGGCTTTACGATGCTTCAAGTGATGAATTCTTCATTGAAGAAATCAACGATGCTTATGAAGAGTTTAAGAGGAGCTTGGTATGACTAGTTTTATTTCTAATGCATTCCAGATTCCTAATGACCTAATAGATAACGGACATATGGCTAAGATGAAGGGTGCAGCTTTGCCTTGTTATCTTCTCATTGTTCGTAAAACGCGTGGCTGGAATAAACAAGCAGATAGCATCAGCCTATCTCAGTTTGTAAAAGCTACTGGATACAACAAGGATACTGTACAAAAAGGCCTATTAATTTTGGAAGAGATGGGTGTAATTATCCGCCTTGAAACTGACAAACAAATTAATGAATGGTCTCTAACTGACCAGATAATTACCACTGAAAACCATACTAAAAATTCGCCTAGCGAAAATTTAGCTATGCTAAAAAATAGTACGGAACCATACGAAAATTTAGTATCAAACCATACTAAAAATTCGCCACACAATAACAATAATAAAAACAAAGAAAAACAAGGGGTGGGTTACTCAGAAAACTTTGAGAAGTTCTGGTCTGCATATCCAACTTGTAAACGTAAATCAGACAAGTCTGGCACTTATAAAACTTTCACAAAGCATGAAGGAAGTTTTGCGATTGAAACACTTCTTTCAATTCTTGAAAAACAAAAATCTGATGTCTCTTGGACAAAGCAGGATGGTGAGTTCATTCCATCACCTAGCACTTGGTTAAACCAAAAACAATGGGAAAACGAGTATTGGTTTCAGGTCAACAGCTCTGTGGTAGCTCCTGATTTCTCTAATGCCCAATTGCAATATGGAGACTGGTAATGAGTACAAACATTCAAAATATGACAATTGAGCAGAGTGTGCTAGTCGCTTTGATGACAGTGAGCCATTCCCTAGAGGTTGTCGCAAATGATCTTACCGAAGAACATTTTTACGCTGGTCGTCACAAGATTATTTACAAGGCAATTGTTGAGCTTGCTAATGCTGATAAGCCATATGACTCAGTATTTGTCTGCAAGCATCTACAAGAGCGAAATCTTCTCAATGACATTGGTGGAGAAGAGTATTTAATTGAACTTAACAGTGCAGTTGGTAGCGTACACCACCTGGAATATTTTGTTGCTGAGTTGAATAAACTTAAGCAGCATCGCGAAGTTGAAGATATTGGTCTCTCGATTGCGGAGTGCGCTAAAGATCTGACTATCACTGATGTTTACTTGGCTGCTGAGAATTTATTTAGTTCATCTAGTAATTCTATTGAGCAAAAGCAAACAGGTTTTGATTTTAACCAGGCTTTAGAAAAAACACTTGAGCGATTTGAGAAAAAGATTGCTCAGAAAGAACAAAAGGGCTTCATAGGTGTTCAGTTCAATATTCCTCATCTTGATAATCTTTTGGGAACAATTGAAAAGGGTCATTTTTGTGTAATTGGTGGTCGTCCGGGCAGTGGTAAATCAACTCTTGCTCAGATGTGTGCAATGCAAACTGCTAAGCGCTACAACATGCCAGTCTTGTTTATCTCTGCTGAGATGGATACGCCGACCCTAACCAACCGCATGATCTCGGCATTAGGTGCAATCCCGTATAACAATCTTCACAACGGTGAAATCTATGACGGGATGTTTGAGAAGCTTACTGCAACTATTGCTCAATTTAGAAACCTGCCAATTTTTATTGAAGAAAAGCAAAAGCCAACGATTGCTGAAATCCAAAGTTATGCGCGCAAAGCGAAGCGTAAGTACAAGGCTTTGGGCTGCATCATTGTTGATTATATCGGCTTAATCCGAGACCCATCTAAGAAGGATCGCGTTCAAGAAGTTGCATCAATCAGTCGTGACTTAAAAGCTATGGCAAAAGAGTTTGATTGTCCAGTAATTGCATTAGCTCAACTCAACCGAGCAGCAGAAGGACATAAACCTGTTGCAAGCGACCTTAAAGACTCAGGTCAAATTGAACAGGATGCAGACCAAATTATCATGGTCCACCCATTACTCGAAAAAGAGACAAATGCACCTACAGGCGTAACTGAATTAATCATTGCTAAAAACCGTCACGGCAAGCGTGGATCTGTAAATGTTCAGGATCGCTTAGATATTTGTCGTTTCGTAGGCATGTCATTCCCAGTGGAAGAGAGAGGTGCAGCGTGAGCGTACAAGTGCAAGTAACTTCGATCGATCGCCAGAAGATGCAATTCAACGTAGAGGCGATAGATGGGTCAAGGGTGATTCTTAAGCGTGCATTTAACTTCAAGACGGAAACGAAAAAGCACATTGAGTCAGTGATCAATAAAGAACTTAAGACTTTCAACAAGCCTTCATATGGCGGTATCGAAATTGTCTTTATGTGTCCAGTAGGAGCGTTCTCATGAGATTAGCAGATGATAAGCAAACCCTAGATTGGATTAAGGAAATTGGCGGTGAACAGTACGAGGCTAAATTCACTCATGGGACAGTCTACGGATATAACAAGTTCAAATGTCGTTGTGAGTTTTGTAAGGAAGCTAAAGCATTAAGCAACCAACGTGCAGCTTTGAAGCGAGCAGTTAAAGCAAACCTGCCTGAATCAGCTTTGATTGTTGGAGGCGCTGTATGAAATCAATAAGTAAAACCAAGAAACTTAACTTTGATGATCAACTTAGCTTGCTCATGTTCGGTTGTCATGCAACTGCGCCTTTCAATGTCAAAGACGTGAAGGAATCAGTGTTTGATTTCAATCGAGGAACCATCTACAGCAATCTTCAAAAATTTGTTGAATGGAAATATTTCGAACGTGTTGGGAAAAATCATTACAAGGCAACTCAATACGCAAAAGACATCTTGAACGTTAAAGGGGAGCTGAAAGCATGATCGAATTTGCAGATTACAACTCAATGATGAAGCTGCGTAGAGCGTACAACCTCGGTACTCGTAATGAAGAAACAAGAGCAGCAGCAAACCTCTACGAGAAATTAAGAAAACTGAAAATGCTAGACAAGCTTAAGCAGGAAGCCATGACTAAACGTTACAAGGAGGCGGTATGAGCAAGAAAAAGGAGCCAGCCATGAGTGAGTTTAAAGTCGGGGATTGGGTTAAACGCACAGACAAAATAACCGAGTCTATCTACCAAATAAGCAGTATTGATAAGGATCTTATCAAGTGTAATTTCATAAAGAATGGGGAAAATTGGCGCCTTCATACAACTAAAGGAGAGATTGAGTATGCCACCCCCGAAGAAATAGCAGCAGGCCACCGCATTGATAAACCATCGAATCCGAGGGAATTAGAAACCCTAGACAAACTAGAAAACCACATTTCGCCGAATTGCAAAGTGGAGGATGTGTGATGGATAAGTGTAGAGAAGAGTTTGAGAAGTGGCTAGATGACAACAACATGTTCATGAATATTGAACGACGATTTGATCAAGAATCTAACACTTATGATTATTGTGCCATTCGGTGGATTTGGGAGTCATGGCAGCACCAACAAGCGAAAGTGGAGGAGCTTAAAGCCACAATAAAAGGTAACCATGGGCGCATTGCAGAACTTGAGCGCTTAAACCGTGTGAAGGCTCAGGCAATTATTGATTTGCATCAAGAAATTACAGAGCTTAAAGCATCTCATCACGGTGAAGTGATTGGTCATGAAGTTCACTTTAAAAAGATCAAGCAAGAGCGTGACGAGCTGCAAACCTTATACACCCAACAAGGCATAAACATGCTGAAGCTGCAAAAGCAGGTGGATGCGGCACTGAAAAAATTAGACAAAAGACGTGATGAATTGTGGTCAAAGTGGAAATGGCAAGCAGATATGCAGGATCAGGGAGCGGCTAATGCTTTTGAAGAAGCATATTGGATTTTAGAGCAAGCGCTCAAGGGTGGCGGGGATGAGTGACTACATGAACATGACACTTGAGCAGCTTCAGCAAGAACATGCTGAGTTGCTTGAGTTTAATGAGACTCTTGATAAGAAATACAAGCATCATGCAGCACGAGCTGAAAAGTACAGACGCAAGTGTGAATCTATAGCAAGTTTATTCGTCGTTCCTAGTGAAAATCACCAAATGACAATTAAAGCAATCCAAACAATTTTGGAAAGGGTTGGTGACCAATGACCACATTCAAAGAGGCTCAAAGGGTCCAGTCACTGAAGGCAGCTCGTTCTAAGCGATTCAACCGAGTACCTACAGAAGATCAAGAACAGATGACGCTCATGAGTTGGGCGCATCGTGTGAAGTATGGTTCAGGTCGTTTGAGTGATTACTTATTCCATATTCCTAATGGTGGCTCAAGAAACATAATTGAAGCTGCAAAGTTCAAGAAGTTAGGCGTAAAGGCTGGTGTTCCAGACCTTCAGCTAATTGTTCCAAATGGTGAGATACACGGGCTTTGGATTGAATTGAAGTCAAAGAAAGGGAAATTACAACCAAGTCAGAGACTCATGATTCAGCGCTTAGAAGAACAAGGTTACATGTGCAAAGTCTGCTTCGGTGCGGATGAAGCCATAGATGAAATTAAAAAGTATTTGATGATTTAGGGTGAGGGATAGATATGTGCGACATAGAAACATTAGGTTGGACCGAGGACGAAAAGTTTTTCGTTGTTAGAGTGAATCATGAGGTTGTTATTTGGGAGGATGACATTCGTGGTGTTTGCGGTATCTATAACTGCGATAAGTTTGCAGGCAAATATTGTGGATGTCGCTTTGTAGAGAAGTTTGCACTTGTTAATGGGAATGATGTGTATGTAAGTGCTCCTGTTATTGATCAAGAGTATTGCATTGATGACCCGTTTATAAAAATTACATTAGCAGAATTTAAAGAATTGAAAGGTTAGGGTGACGGTATGAATGCAGTAGCAGTTGAGAAGTTTGAACGTTTTGAATGGTTGACTCATGGTTTAACTGCGAGTTCACCAAGTATTGAGCCAGTGGTGCGCGGAACAGGAGAGAAACCATTGAACTATCAAGACCGCTTGGGTGCTATTGCTTCAATGGATACCCAGTTAGCAAAGTCAGTCACCGCACTGATTATTTTCGAAGGTAAGTCAGAAAGTGATTATGAATATGTTCGTAATCACCTAGCTAAGATCATGATTCAAAATGCCGCAGTCGACAAGAAAAGAGAGCCTGAGCATGTCGCTATATATCACTTGGCATGGTTGATTGCTCGCATGGTATTGGACTTCGCATTAAATCCAGAGTTAGAAGAACATTACACAGCTAAAGGCCGTTTAGCATATGCAGGGCTTAAGAGTCATCAGATGAATGTAGAATGCTACCGCAAGACATGGAAGCCATACGAAAACCTAATGACTATGGCAATTGAGTCGGCAATTGATGAGGCAGGCAAAGCAGTTGAAGCCTACAAAAGAAATACTTACAAAGATATGAAAGCGTAGGTATTCCATTATTGCGGAAACAAGAGTATAGTTTTTATATACTGGTCGTATTACGGATTTCCGAAGACCAACACATCAAAGCTCACTTAATCGTGGGCTTTTTTTGTTGTCTATGGAAAGACAATAGTTGCCTCAACCCTTGGCATTAGGCTTATTACCTAGCACATCATAGGGGCGTAAAGGGTTAGACAGGGATTCATTATCCTTAATCACACATTCGCTTGTATGTGGTCGAGCACAAGCAAAAAAACGAGAGCTACTTATCAGGGTCTCAAACAAAAATTGATAAGCGCTTTGTTTGGTCAATAAAGTGATTAGAAGGGTGCGGAGTTGATGTTTAAACACTACCCTTGGATTGACCACCTAAAGACGTGCGTATTCACGGTGCGGATTGGCGACCCCTTAACACACTCAGTCAGCCTTAAACTACTCGGTACTACTCAACCCGACCATTCCTAATTGGATGGTTGGGTTGTTTTAATTTAGAGAAGTGACTTCGGACGGGCAATCCCATCTGTAGCTAGCGGTCACTTCATCTAAGTTAAAGACAGGTGGTTTTATGGATGGAATAGGATTAGGTGAAGGTATTGGATTGGGGTGATACATGGACACAAAAGAAATAAGAAAAAATATCGAAATGTATTCTACTGAATTGAACAAGTATCAAAGCTTATCTCGTCAATTGCTCAATAGAGATGAAATGATTTTAGTAGATCGAAAGATCGTGCAATTTAGAGAGCGTATTAAAAATTTAAGAGTAGTGCTAGATGCGCGACAGTAAGCGACTGGCAGCGATTAGAAAGTTGCCTTGCGTTAGGTGTGGTAGTAGTCCGAGTCAAGCTGCGCATTCAAATAGTTCAAAGCACGGGAAAGGTCGTGGTATCAAGGCAAGTGATTTATACACAGTTCCGTTGTGCCATGTTTGCCACGCTGCTTTCGATAAGTTTGAATTAGGTACAAGGCAAGAATCGGAAGAACTATTTGATGGTTGGTTAGAGAAAACAAAGCGGATGCTTAGTCTTAAAGATGAAGAAATATTTTAACTGAGCCAATAGGCTCTTTTTTTGTGAGAATTAAAATGGCTCAACCAGGAACATTTACCAAGTGTAAGAAACAAATTGAAGGTGCAATTAAACGTCAGACTAAGAAAGGCGAAAACTTTTGTGCAATGGATCTTCCTTACCACCTCAAAGAAGATAAAGAACTAACAGATGCGTATCTCCAAGAATTAAAAGGTCGCGGTTTCATAATTGAAATTAGTACTGATGCTGATTGGCCAGAGTTGTGCGGGAAAGTGAAATGGTAAAGCCTATTGTAGAAATACTGGAAGATAAATTTGAAGATGAGCTCTTGGCTTTTCTAAATCAATTCCAATTATAGAATGACTGCAAGATAAAAGATTGGTCTTTTGTTCCTGATGGTAGCAGTAACTATACGTTACGTGTTGAGATTGAAAAGGAAGATTCAAATCTAATGTGCTAAGAGAGGTCAAAATGGAACCACGATTCGTCATCAAAAACCATTCTGACATCAACTATGTAATTGGGTATCTCAATAATAATCATGCTAAAGCTGCGAACGAAGGTAAACCTTTAGTCGTTAGAATCAACCAGAAGGAAGACGACAGGAGCGCCGCACAAAATCGGCTTTACTGGGCTTGGCTTGAACAGATCAGGCAAAAGACCGGTAATTCAAAGGATGACCTTCATTTACTTTTTAAGAAAAAGTTTCTTGCAAGGATCTATGTTGAAGGTCGGCAAGAGACTGCAGAAAAGTACATGGCTTTGCAGAACTTTAAAGATGTTATTCAAGCATTCGATGGACCTAAGCGCCGTCAACTTGAAAAGGATTACCAAGTTTTGGTCAATACCTTCATTAAAGACCATCTGCAAAGCAAGAAGGCCACCATTAAAGAATTCACCAAATATCTGGATAAGATCAACATCTATGCACATAGAGACTTGGGCGTGATGTTGATTATCCCGGATGACCTTAAGTGGTGTTATCAAAATGAGCAATGATTCAAATTTGCAAGACGTGGTGCTTAAGCTGATAGAGCAAACAAACAAGCTTATTGACCAAAACAATAAGCTGACTGATCACAACAATAGACTGATCGAACAGAATAGCTTACTCGTTCAAATCAATGCAGAACAATCCGCTCAGTTATCCGAAGTTCTATTAATGCTTGAAGATAGTGAACCGGCACAACGGTCAGGATCACTAGATGGGTGATGTTATGAGCACAAGTGAATGTATTAGCTTTCAAGAGGCAGTAGAGATTGGGCTTCAGAAAGCAGCGGATAGTGAAAGAATAAAGGCTGAGGTTCAAAGCATTTTACAAGAGTTGAATTCAGTAGCTGCAAAAGCAACTAACAGAAATTTCATTTTATTTGATTTGTCTGAACCGGAAGTTAAACAACTGTCACCTCTTAAATTTGACTTCAATAACTATAGCTTTCCTATCGCCGTAAGGTGTGGAGCATTAGAAGTTGAATGCAATAGCATTTGTGAACTTGTTGAGTCAATAAAGCAATTTCTAAGATCAGCCTATTTTGGTGACTTTATAAGGATGAATATCAATGCCTAGAATTGTATCGATTATACCGCCTAAAGATGACTCCAACATTACTAAAGCACAGGGTACAAAAATATTGCTTGATAATGGCGAGTACCTACGATGTGTCCACAAAATCACTTTAGTAGCAGAAGTTGATTCGCCGTGGAAAGCAATCATTGAAGTGTACCCATCTAATCAAGAGCAAATTAATGCATTGCTTGCAGATGTTGAGGTTATTAAACGTGACCAAGAATACAACCGCTTGGATGAGATTGAAAAGGAAATCCAGCAACTACAAGACGAGAAGGTGCTCATTGAACGCAAACACCGTCCAGAAGTAACAGGGCTTTCAATAGCTGGTGTAGCGAATGTACCAATGGAAGGGACTTTCTTGGTTGATAAAGGTGAGAGAGTTTTAAAGCCGCCTAAGAACGATGCTTTAACGGAGTTCCTTAAAAACAACCCTTCTCATTCAACAATCATTCCACCAGTAACAGGGCTGGTGAAAGATGAACAGGGTATTGTTCGCACCGTTCCAGATTCTAAAGGTGAGCACGATGATACCGAATAGCATTATTAATAACCGCTTAGGGTTTTATGGATTAGATGATCTTGAACAGCCGCATTTAATAGTTGAGCCAGAAACTCCAGAAGTCCAGCGTAAACAATTGGAACTTCGTTTAGTTAGATTGGTCCAAGAGTATCAACGCAAGGGTTTAGATATCGATTGGATATCCATTGACTTACTTAATGGTGTAGATGCGCGAGTAAACTTAAATGAAACTCCAAACATTCAAGAACAAGTTACAGACGCTACAGGCACCCGCACAAACCCAGAAGAACTCTAAACAAAACAATTGGGGTTCTGGTCGTGGTGGTCGTCCGTGGCGCCGTCTTAAAGCAAAGATCCATTTACGTGATGAGTGGACCTGTCAATGTTGTGGTGTAGTCACTATGGAGCTTGAGTTAGATCACATCGTTAATATTGCACAAGGTGGCAATGATGATGAATCAAACCTACAGAGCTTGTGTGTGCCTTGTCATAAAGAGAAGACATTGAAGGAGAGTAGGCTATGACTCTGTCGCTTGAAGAACACATTAGGTTGTTTGGTTCGCCTATTCCTCAAGGTATTAATTTAAGAGTTGTGGAGAGCGGAACAATAGTAGAAGAAAAGGCAGTTACAGATACCAATGTTGTACTTAAAGATTCTGATTTATTTCTTACTCAAAAGATCTTTGAAAAGATAAAAGAAAGATGCAAGGAAAATTTATAGTGGTGGGGGGAGTAAAAAGTTCTGAGAGCCAAGTGCTCGGACACCGCCCCCCATCTCACTTATAAAAAAATTTCCCCTTTCATTAAAAGTTAAAGCAAAAGTTAAAGGTGATCCAATGGCATTAACCGAGAAAATGAAAAAGTTTGCTCGCGCCATTGTTGATGGTGCCACAAACAAAGAAGCTGCTATTTCAGCAGGTTACGAAGAAAAGACAGCTTCACAGCAAGGTTCAAAATTAAGAAATAATTCTGAAATTATTATCTACATCGAAAAGTTAAAGGCTGAAAAAGAAGGCCGAACTTTAACTCCTGAGAAACCAAAAGTTAAAACTGAAAATAGTGGTGAATATGACAATCCTTTGAATGACGACGACTATGCAAAGGATGACCCACTTCAATTTCTAATCGATGTCATGAACAAAAGTGATGACATGTTCTTGCGCTTCAATGCAGCGAAAGCAGCCCTTCCATACGTCCACGGCAAAGTGGCCGAAAAGGGCAAGAAAGAAACCAAAGCAGAAACTGCAAGAGAAGGTAGTAAATCAGGAAAGTTTGCAACTTTAGATAATCAATTGATGAGCTAAATTATGTCTTCAATGTCACTCACCTGGACTACAGCTTGCCCAGACTGGGCGACCCGTATTGTTTCTAAACAATCGTTAATGCCGTGTAAGCCATTATTCCCCAAAGTGGCTGACGTAGCGGAGCGTATCTTTAAAGAGTTAATTCTTGTTGATGTGATGGGTAGCCCTAAGATGGGCGATGTCACATTGGAATGGGTGATCGAGTTTGTTCGTGCAATCTTTGGCGCATATGATCCAAGCACAAAGCGCAGATTAATTCGTGAATTCTTTCTTTTGATTTCGAAGAAGAATACTAAATCTACGATTGCCGCCGGCATTATGCTTACTGCATTAATTCTTAATGATCGACAATCTGCCGAACTAATTATTCTTGCGCCTACTAAAGAAGTTGCTGATAACTCATTTAATCCAATCCGAGATTTCATTCGCGCAGATGAAGAATTAAGTGAAAGATTTAATGTATCTGAGCACACAAAAACAGTTACGCATCTAGGTACCGGAGCAACACTTAAAGTTATTGCAGCAGAATCCAATGCAGCAGCAGGTAAGAAAGCTTCTATTATTTTGATCGATGAGGTCTGGTTATTCGGTAAACGTGCCAACGCTGAATCAATGTTCCGTGAAGCAAAGGGTGGTTTAGCATCACGTCCAGAAGGTTGCGTGATTTATCTGTCTACCATGTCGGATGAAGTGCCATGTGGTGTATTTAAACAACTTCTAGACTATGCCCGTGATGTGCGTGATGGAATAAAAGAAGATAAAAGCTTTTTGCCTCTTATCTACGAATTCCCAAAGTACTTAGTTGAAGCAGGCGAACACTTAAAGCCTGAAAACTTCTACATCACAAACCCAAACTTGGGTGCATCGGTTGATCTTGAATATCTAATTTCAGAGTTTAAAAAGGTTAAAGATGCTGGTGAGGAGTCACTTCGAGACTTCTTGGCCAAGCACTTAAACATCGAAATCGGCATGAACCTTCGTGCTAATCGTTGGGCAGGTGCTGAGTATTGGAATGCTCAATCAAAAGATATTCAAATTGATCAGCTCATTGAACTATCTGATGTCATCACGCTCGGGATCGATGGTGGTGGATTGGACGATTTGCTCGGGTTCGCTGCACTGGGGCGATTAAAAGAAGATCCGCGCATCTGGTGGCTATGGAATCATGCATGGGCAAACAAGATTGCTTTAGAACGTCGAAAAGAGAATGTGCCTAAGTATGAAGACTTCAAGTCTGAGGGTTCTCTTACTGTTGTTGACCGAATTGGCGACGACATTGACCAGCTCGCAGCAATTGCTAAGAAGGTTTATGACAGTGGAAAGCTTAATAAGATCGGACTAGATCCATTGGGCTTAGGCGGTCTTTTAGATGGCTTACTTGAGGCAGGAATTCCAGAGGAAAGCATGTTTGCTGTGCCTCAAGGGTACAAGCTTATGTCCTACATCCTAACCACTGAGCGCAAATTAGCAGAAGGTAATCTCTACCACGCTGGACAACAATTGATGACTTGGGCAGCAGGTAATGCCCGTGTCGTGATGGTCGGTAATGGTATGCGAATCACTAAGCAAGAATCTGGAATAGGGAAGATTGACCCACTGATTGCCACGTTTAATGCGGTGGCTTTGATGTCCATGAACCCAGAACCATCCACAAAAGAATACAACGTCTTTTTCGTCTAATTAATTTCAACTAATGACCGCCTTAATTGGCGGTTTTTGCATTTTGGAGGGGCTATGACTGCTCTGCACAAATCATTCGGCTCGTTCGAAATCAAAGCCGTTGATGAAGAAAAGCGAACATTTACAGGGGTGGCTAGTACACCTAATCAGGATCGTTCAAAAGACATCATGATCCCTAAAGGCGCGAAGTTTCAACTGCCAATGCCGTTGCTATTTCATCATGACATGCGCCAACCAATCGGCCATGTGACTGATGCAAAAGTTACGAGCAAGGGTATTGAGGTTGAACTCCATATTCCTGAAATCAAAGAAGCCGGGCGCTTAAAAGATCGAGTGGATGAAGCCTACCAGAGCCTCAAATATGACTTGGTGAAAGGCCTTTCTGTTGGGTTTCTTCCTAATTGGGATAAGGCTGAAATGATCAAAGGCGGCGGCATTCAGTTTGACGAGTGGGAATGGTACGAACTCTCCCTTGTAACAATCCCTGATAACCGTGATAGCGGAACAGATTTTAGAAAAGCATTTGAGGAACACAAAGCCGCGTTGGGCAAACAACCTCAGAACATTCCAGATGGCGATTCATCTGAGAAAAAACACGTAACAGTAAAACTTAATAGCCCAACAAAGGGTGGAGTAATTCTATGAATAAGTATTTAAAACAACTTCTTGATGCACTGGCAGCGAAAAACAAAGAATTAGAAGGTCACATGACTAAATCTTTGGATGCTGGTCAAACGCCTGATGATGAAACCGAAAAGGCAATTCAAGCTGTAGAAGCAGAAATTGCTGCAATCGAAAAGAACATTGAGCGAGTCAAAAAGCAAATTGCAACAGCCGCTGAAGCTGCGAAAACTGCAACTCCTGTTGCTGGTGAGGACCCTAAACAAGCTAAGAAATCTGCTGAAGGTGATCCTGATCCAAAAGGCGACAATAAGATTATTGTTAAGTCGAACCTTCCTAAAGGTGTTGGATTTGCACAATATGCCCAAGCAAAACTGATTTCTCAGTTAAATGCTAAAGAAGGCCGATTCGAGTCGCCATTGGAAGTTGCTAAGAAAATGGGCTTTGGTGAAGAAGTTCAAGACTTAATTACTAAGGCGACTCTTGGTACTACGACTGATTCAGGTTTTGCAGCGACATTGGTACATGAGAACCATTTGGTTGGTGAGTTTGTTGAATTGCTTCGCCAAGCAACTGTCTTCGATAAGCTTCAAGGCTTCCGTGCAGTTCCTTTCCGTTCAAAAATTCCTTCTCAAGTAACAGGTGGTACGGCTTCATGGGTTGGTGAGGGTGCTGCTAAGCCACTTACAAACCCAACTTTTAGTGAAGTAGAAATCGGAGAGCACAAGCTAGCTGCTATTACGGTTTATACCCAAGAGTTGATGCGTCGCTCAGATCCTTCTGTAAGCGTGCTGGTACGTGATGACTTAATCGCTGCAAGTGCAACATTGGTCGATAACACCTTCCTTGATGCTGTAGCAGCTTCTTCAACTCGTCCGGCTGGTGTACTTAATGGTGTAACCATGACGCCAAACACTGGTGAGACGGCAGCTGCATATGAAAAAGATTTACTCGCATTGATTAACACTTTCGTTACTAACAACTTAAGTTTGGATGGTGCGTACTTCTTGATGTCAGAAACACGTGCAGCACAAATCGCGTTGTTGCGTGATGCTCTAGGCAACTCTTACTTTAACGGTATGGCTTTACGTGGTTCGCGTACCTTACTTGGTATTCCTGTAATCACTTCACAAGCACTTGGCAACAAAATCATCCTTGTGAAAACAAGTGAAATCTTGCTTGCACAAGATGGTGGTGTGGATGTTTCTTACAGCGACCAAGCGACATTAGTTGATGGTGGAACGACTCACCACTTATGGCAAGAAAACAAATTTGCTGTACGTGTAGAGAAATTCATCACTTGGGCTAAGCGTCGCCCAGTGGCCGCAGCTTATCTGGACTACACAACTACTCCAACTTCTCCATAAGTTGAAGTATTGAACTCAAAACAGCTCCTTAATTGGGGCTGTTTTCATATCTGAGCAATGAAAGTTCATTGTTGAGCTATGGGAGCAGCTATGAAAATTGAATATTTACAGGTTATGCATGACGCCAATGTTGGCGATATCAAAGAAGTAACCGATTTTGAAGCAAATATCTTGATTAAAACAGGTGTTGCTAAGCCTTATGAGGAACCAAAAAAGGCAACAAGCAAACCTAAAAAAGAAGTAAAACCAATCGAATAAGGCGATAAATATGGGCATTAGAGACTGGTTTAAAAGTAAAAAAAGCCTCCAAAGTGTCCATAATTCTGGGCAGAATGTTTGGAACAGCTTAACCGTACAGGAGCCATATTCTGGCGCATGGCAGAAAAATGATGAATTAACACGCACTGAACTAACAGCATCTCATGCAGTATTTTCTTGTGTAAGCCTCATTTCCAAAGATATCGGCAAACTTCCCATTGTCTTAAAAAGAAATGTTGATGGGGTTTTGGTAAGAGCAAATATTCCATTTGAACTACGTGTTTTAAAGAAGCCAAATAATTACCAGACATGGCAGCAATTTCAAGAACAATGGACCTCTAGTCTATTGCTTCGTGGCAATACATACGTTTGGAAGTTGCGAGACGCATTCGGTCAAGTTTATCGAATGGTAGTGCTAAACCCTGACTTGGTTACACCTTTAGTTGCTAAAAATGGGGATGTGTTTTACCAATTAAGCAAGGATTGCTTGACCCAAGCAGAATCGGAAATTTTGCCAGCTTCCGAAATTATTCATGATCGAATCAATACCTTTTACCACCCTTTAGTGGGCTTATCACCAATTATGGCGTGTGGTGCAACCGCTAAAATGGGTGTAAGAATTCTCAATAATGCAGCAAATTTCTTTGGAAACGGAAGTAGACCGGGTGGAATTTTGGTTGCACCCGGACCAATTGCAAAAGAAAAGGCCGAAGAGATTCAAGCTCGATGGAATCAAAATTATTCTGGCACGAATTATGGCAAAACGGCTGTCATTGGTGATGGGATGACTTATACCGTTTTGGGCATGAGTGCTGCTGATTCCCAAATGCTTGAACTTCTGGAGATGTCTGGCCGTGTGGTTTGTAGTGTGTTTAATGTTCCACCTTTCAAGATTGGTATAGGAACAGTGCCAGATGATCCAGAGAAAGCAAATGGAATTTACTATTCCGACTGCCTCCAAGCATTCATTGAATCGCGCGAAAACCTTATTGATGAAGGTCTGAATCTTGAGGGTTTCAAGTTAGAGAGTTTTCTTGATCTTGATACTTTAATTCGTATGGATTCGGAAAGATTTCACAACATGATCCGTGAAGATGTTAAAGGTTGTATTTTGACCCCAGATGAAGGGCGGGCAAAAATCGGCATGCTTCCTGTTCCTGGTGGTGATGCTATTTATATGCAGCAGCAAAATTACTCACTTGAAGCACTTTCAAAGCGAGATGCCAAAGACGATCCATTTGAAAAATCTGATAGTTCAAAAAAATCAGATGACCAAAAGTCTTTTGATTCTTTGTACCGTGGTGTCTTTTCTGACTCAGAACCTTATCAAAAGGGCCAATTCGTAACGCACAAAGGAAGCCTATGGCATTGCGAAAAAGATCACACTGGGGAATTTAATCATTCAAGCTTTAAGCTTTGTGTGAAGGGGGCTAAATAATGCCTATTACAGACCTAGTAACTGTTAAAGCCCATTTGCGTTATGACACAAACGATAATGATTTGGAGCTTGATGCATATAGAGAAGCAGCAGAGCAGGCTGTTCTGGATTATGTAACCGATGAATTTGAAGACGGGAATTATCCTAAACAATTTAAATTGGCCGTTTTACTCTTATGCGGCTATTACGATAGTAACCGCAATCTTGAAAGTGAAATGACAGAAGATGGTAATTATCTACCACCACCTGTCAGAGCACTGCTTTATAAATTTCGAGATCCTACGGCTATTTGAGGTGCTTATGGGGCAGAAAGCAAGCAATTTACGTCACCGCATCACTATCCAAAAAGCTACACAAACACAAGATCGAAATACAGGCAAATTAATTCCCTCTTGGTCAAATTTCACAACGGTTTGGGCGGAAGTTACTGACTTATCAACTCGTGATGTTATTGCAGCTAAGGCAGCAAGTAGCACTATTCAAGCACGTGCAAAGGTTCGCTTTAGCAGTACAACAAAGCATATCGATAGCACCATGCGAGTTTTGTTTGATGGTTATTTTTATAAGATCGATGGCAACCCGATGCGTGATCCAGACTCACGCCGTGAATATCTAACAATCAATCTTGCCACAGGTGATAAAGCTTGGAATGGGTGATTTATGACAACACAAATTCATGGTTTAGAACCTGCATTAAGAAAAATGCAGGCAATTGGTAGTGAAAAAACTGTAAAACGGATTGCCCGCAAAGCTATGCGCCAAGCGATGAATATCGCTAGGGATAAAGCTAGGGAAAAAGTAAAACGCTTAGATGATCCAAAAACACCTGAAAAAATCTGGAAAGAAATTGTCGTTCAAAATGGCCGTAGTAGAAATAAAAACTCTTTGGTAATGCGTGTCGGTGTGCGTGGTGGCGCACGTATCCCATATACAAACAACGCTCAAAATAGACGTGCTGGGCGTGTTGGTCAAACTTACCAAGCGGACGGACGAGTCTTTTACTGGCGATTCCTTGAGTTAGGTACAAGTAGACAGCCCGCCACCCCATTTTTAAGACCAGCGCTTTACGAAAACATTGAACAGATAACAGATAAGTTTGTTCAAGTGTTTAATTTTGAACTCAGTGTGGTTTTAGGTGCAGCTTAATGATTGATGTTCCAATTTTTAAATTAGCCAGAGCAGATCCAGCGGTTAAGGCTCTACTTGAAAGCGATGGAATTTTGCGAGTCTGGAAGTTTGGAAGTGCTCCAGATGAGCCACAAGCGCCATATGTGACATGGCAAACAATTTCTGGTGATTCTAATAGCAATCTTGATTCACGCCCTGTTTCAGACAATGCAATTATTCAAATTGATGTATATGCAACTGATGAGGATGTTGTTGATCAGGTTGCGAAAGCAATTCGCTTTGCAATTGAACTTGATTGTTATGTGGTTCGTTATGGCGAGGCAGATAAGGACCCCGTAACAGGAATGTCCCACTATTCTTTTGATGTTAGCTGGATCGTAAACCGCTAAAAAATTTACTTCTAAATAAACCTGTCCTTAGCGGCAGGTTTTTTATGCCTGCTCTCAGGCAACCACTGGCTAGGCTGATCCCCGAAAAGCACACTTTTCATGTTCAGTGTGCCTGCCAGTTCTTTTATTTGAACATGAGCAAGTAAGAGGAAATCTTATGAACATGATGACGACATTGAATTTACGAGCTTTGGTTACCAATGATAATGGCGAAGCCAAAACCACGAGCTATGCAGTAGCTGAGGCATTTGAAAAACGACATTCTGATGTACTTAGATCAATAAAAAATATGAAGTGCTCACAGAAGTTCCGTGAACGCAATTTTGCGCTTTGCTTTGAAAACAACAAGTTACAGAATGGAAAGCCTAGAAAGTTCTATCAAATGACTAAAGATGGATGGATGTTTTTAGTTATGGGCTTCAATGGTGAAAAAGCCGATGCGATTAAAGAGCAGTTTATTGAAGCCTTTAACTGGATGACAAAGCAACTTACACAGGTATTTCAATCAAATTGGGCTAGATACAACCATGTAGTTGGTTATCGCGCAAAGAGAAAACAGGAGGTGAGTTGTTCAGCTAAAGATATGAATGCATGGAAGCAAGAAAAGCAATTTTTAGATAACGAGATCAAAGAGCTGGAAATGGTATTTCAACCCGAAATGACAAACTTCCAGCTCCAATAGACCACTTTCACAACCCCAATGCCACCACTTCGGTGGCTTTTTTTATGCCTAAAATTAAGGAGCGCTCTTAATGGCTAATGTTAAAACTCAAAAAACACAGTTATTTACTGTGTTAAATGGTCAAGTGGTTCGTTTTGTTTGCTCTAAACGGATTGACTTGGGGCAAGATTCATTTCAAAAAATTGATGTGACTTGTCTTGATGCAGAATCAAAACAGTATGTTCGCGGTATGCGTGATCCCGGCGAAGGTGCAGTAGAAATCGATTACGATGATAAGAACACCAGTCATGACAAATTAATTGAAATTGCCGAATCTGGAGAGATTTTAGAATGGCATGTTGGTTCGGGTCATGCTGCAACGCCTCCGACCTATGATCCAACCACTGGTATTGATCTTCCTGAAGATCGTATGTGGTGGTCATTCAAGGGTTATATTAATCCTACTGCACCTAATGCATTTGAAGTCGATTCTGTAGTTGGTTATTCATTCACATTGATTCGTACTTCTGGCGTGACTTCAACTAAACGCACGGTGGTTCCATAATGACTAAGATCAGCATTACAGACTTAAAGCAGAGTGTAACCACTCTAAACGTTCCAGTTAAAAAAGCCGTCAAGTGGAATGTTGAAGCGACTGAAAGCAATATTGGGTCACTTAAAAAATTGACGAAAAACAATTCATTAGAACTTGGTGATATTGTTGAGCTTGAAGCTGATATTTTTGTTAAAAAAATGAACTTCAAGGAAAGTCGCGAGGCATCCAAAGCAATTGAATGGGATCTTAATTATGAGAATCTTGAAGATTCAAAAGTTAAGAAAATCGATTCAACTCACATGCAAGCTGCTCAATTACTTGGTTCAATTTGCTCAGATCAAAAGGGAACACCTTTTTTCTCAAGTGTTAATGACATCTATAAAGCAGAGCCTAGTTTAATAAATGCTATGTATGCTGCTGCTGATGAAGTTAATAATTTTTTGGGAAAGTCTCGGAAGAAGAACTTGACGACAGAGAACTCCTCATTGAACTCGTCCTCAACGGAATCGGCGGAAACACCTTAGAAGAAGCTGAACAAAAACTTTCACATAGAGAGTTGATGTATTGGAGAGCCTACCGTCAAAAGTATGGCTCTCTTTTCTTTGGACGCCGTTTAGAGCAAAGCTTTGGAAGCTGGATGGCACATTACACAGGCTTCAAAGTTAAAGAGGGAACAAAAGTAGACCCTTATATATTTATGCCTCATGAAACGCCACCAGAAGACAACTCACTATCTTTAATTGATTATCTGGAAAAAGTAGCCAGTGATTAAGAAAATGATCAAAAAACCACTCAAAAGGGTGGTTTTTTAATAAACTGATTGTTATTTTGTCAAAACTTTATAACAAATGGTGAAATCATGAAGAAAATATTAGTTGCTGGTTTAATCGCTCTGGGTTTAGTGGGGTGTGCAACACCAATAACATCTACACAGCAGGCAATGCCTGAGGTATCGCAGGTAATAGAAATTCCAAATAAATCGAAAGATCAGATTTTTGAAGATTCAAAGATATGGATTGCTCAATCATTCAAATCCGCAAACAATGTCATCCAATATGCAGACAAAAGTACTGGTTCAATTATTGGGAAAGGAAATATTCAGTATCCTTGTGATGGTTTTATAGATTGTGGCGCTTTTGGCAACGATAAAGTTAACTTTACGATTAAAATCGATACCAAAGATAATAAGGCAAGAGTAACAATTAATGATGTTACTAGAACAAATTTGACCTATGTACAAGGTGGTTATAACGTGAATATGGGTAAAGAAGTTCCAATCAATATTATTCAGCACCAGCAAAAAATTGCTGTAAAACTTAATAGTGTGATCGATCAATACAAGACAGCAATTACATCAACTCAGTCCAATGCAAATTGGTAATTGAGATGAGCACTCATGCCATGAGTGCTCCTATTTTATTAAGTATTACATTGTAGTGGTTTATATGAAAAAAATTATTTTATTAGTTGCCGCAGTCGCTTTTTCTGCCTTTGTTCATGCCTCATCTGAATTAGAAGATAAACAAAATGCTCTTAATATGGTAAAGCAATATTCTGGGCTTGTTTCTTGTATGAGTTCTTTTGAAAAAGATCCGGAAAATGGACGACCCACTACTATTAAAGATGTAACAACAGTTAATTACGATAAAAAAAGTAATGAATATGTATTTTTTGTTTTATGGGTAGGGGATATGGGGTGTTCCGGTGGATCAGGGACCATGTCTAGCTTTGTAACTGAAGTTGCCAAACATGGAGGTGACTGGATGCCTTATACTATTCAAACTGATTTCGCTTTTGGTCAAGATGTTGGTATCAATTATGGATACATTGAATCTATCAAAAAAATTACTGCTAATAAATTTGAAGTTATAAGTTGGGATCACGCAGATAGTAAGTATGGTGGTGTGGATGGCGGGAGTAACTTTCCTGCAAATAAGTTTAAATATACGCTAGAGCGAGAGCGGTTTGAGCCTTGGAAAGTTACTCACCAAGCACTACTAGAGCAAAGAAAGTAGATGATAAAAAAGCACCTTAGGGTGCTTTTTTATCATCTTCTTGCTGATCGTAGGTTTCCCCGAGAGCCTCAAAAACTGCTTTGGCAGCAATATGGGCTAAGCGTTTACGTTCCTCAGCATCTCCAATAACTAGATGTGAGGCATCTCTATCATAAGAAAGGAAAGGTAATTACTCAATGTCTCGAGGGACGGTTTTACCCTGTAGATATGATTGAACTTTCAGAAATATTTGAAAGATTTTTTAACTTTTCACGAAGTAATGATCTTATGAGCATTGCTAGAAACATGAAATCGAAAATTAGCAACTAAATAGACTTATCTATAACCCGACCAAGTGTCGGGTTTTTTTATGTCTGGAGAAAAGGTATGGCGACAAATTCACTTGGCAGATTAACGCTTGATTTGGTTGTTCAAACAGCTAGTTTTACGGAACCATTAAGTAAGGCAGAGCGCCAAGCCCGAACATCGAGTCAAGGGATTGCTAATTCTTTAAATATTGCTGCTATTGCTGTAAGTGCATTGAGTGGAGCAGTGGCTGGTCTTTCAGTGGCTCAGCTTGTTAATTTTAGCGATCAAGTTATTCAGACTGGAAATGATATTCAAAAGTTTTCAAAACTTGCGAATGCTTCAGTGCGTGAATTTCAGTATTACGCCAAAGGGGCAGAAACTGCTGGAATTTCATTGGAATCTTTTGCAGATAAAATGAAAGACATGCAGGATCGTATAGGCGATTTTCAGCAAACAGGTGGTGGGCCTTTAGCTGACTTTTTCACCAATATTGCCCCTAAAGTTGGTGTAACGATTCAACAGTTTCAAAAGCTGTCCGGTCCAGAAGCACTTCAACTATTTTATAACTCATTGGAAAAAGCTGGAGCCTCTACCAATGATATGAAATTCTACATGGAAGCAATCATTTCAGATTCTTCTTTACTTATCCCATTGCTAGAAAATGGTGGTAAAGGTTTTAAAGAATGGGGCGATGCAGCTGAAAAAGCTGGCGCAATTATGACTGATGAATTGGTCGCGAATCTTTCGGAAGCAAAAAAACAGTTAATGCTGATGGATTTACAATGGCAGGGCTTAGAAAATCGCCTAATAAATAATGTAGTTCCAGCAGTCAAAATGGTTATTGATAATTGGGATGATATTAAAGCGGTAACTATTGCCGTATCTGCTGGCATTGCAACTAGATTTGTTCCTGCTTTGGTTGTCGCTACATATCAACTTGGGCAAACTGCTATTTTTGCAGTTCGTGCGGGCGTGGGCTTAGCAAGCTTTGCTAGGAATGCTGGAGCTACTGCTAGTGTTATGGCTTTACTTGGTGGTCCCGCTGGATTGGCAATGTTAGCAACACAAATTGCTGTAGCTGGTGGTGCATATTATCTAATGACTCAACAGACTAAGGACGCTACAGAGGCGCTGAGTGACCAAGGTCTTACAATTGATGAGTTAAAGGAAAAATATAAAAGCTTTACCGCAGCACAGTTAGCTATAAAAGGTATTGAGGCAAGTGAGGAGGTTGAAAAACAAACCAAAGAACTAAAAAGTCTTCTTACAGCGTTAGAACAATTTGAAAACGACTTGAAAGTTCAAGGTGATATTAAGCAATTTACAGCGATTCAAGCGTACCTTGCTAGCTTAAAACAAGGTGGGGATGAAGCTAAGAATGCTTTTGCGGAGCTTCAAAAACAAGGCTTGGTTAGTGAGAGTACACTTAAGTTTGTTGCAGAATTAGATACAAAAATTAATGCTGCAAATAACTCTATAGATCGTCAAAAAGAGATCCAAAAATTAGTTAAAGATGTTACTGATGAGACAACTAAATCACAGCAAGCTCAAACAAAAGCTGTCAAAGACTCTACTGAGGCATGGCAATCACTGACACAAAAACAACGTGAATACATTACCCAAGCTAAACAAGATGTACTTAGAGAAGGGTATATAAAGACACTTGTAAGAGAGGGGGTAAGTGTAGATAAAGCGAATGTTTATGCAGATGCACAAGTCGCAACAAATGGAGAAGATGCTTTTAAAGCACCATTGTCAAAGGATGTGCTACTTGCTGCCCGCGAAAACTTCAATCTAAAAAATTATACTTTTAGTAAAGACCAGTTGGCGGCAATTGCTCGTGCGCAAGGCATTGCAAAGACAAATAATTTTGCTCAAATCGAAAGTTTATATGGTTTGCCTGCCGGAACACTTGCTGCCTTGATTCTTCAAGAGTCTGGGGCGAATGCTGGAGCAAAAAGTCATACTGGGGCAACAGGTCTTTTCCAAACAACGAGTGTATTTAGAAAACAGTATGGTCTTAATGCCAAAAGTTCGATTGAAGAAGTTGCAACAGCAGCGGCAAAAGACTTGCAAAAACACTACCAAGATTTTGGTGATCGTGCAAAAGCCTTAATGGCCTACAATGCAGGTGCAGGTGGCTTAAGAACCTATTTGAAAGGTGGTCTATCAGATAGCAAGCGCAAAGAGGTTGCTGGTTACGTACCCGGTTTCCAAAAATGGTTCGCCGGAGTATCTGGAAAATCTACTGTAGACAATTCAATTTTAATGCCTACACAGGCAGATCAACTTGAATTAATCAACAAAGCTGCCGAGTCTCAACAGGCTATTGATGAGGCAAGAAAAGAAGTTAACGCACGGTATTACACTGAAGCTCAACGACTTGCAAAGGAGCATCAAGATAATATTGATAAGATCACACTTGCGTACGCTGGTACACCGCAGTTAAAAGAAAAGCTTGCTCAAGAGAATGCATTATATGCCGCTCAAATTGCAAAACTTGAGTCTGATAAAAAGGAAGAGTACAACCAGTACTTTGCTTTTGAAACTGATCGAATCAAGCAGATTGAACAAAACTTTGATCGACAAAAAGAGTTAATCGACTCTAATGCCGAGTATGAGTACGGGAAATCGAAAAAAGCTTTAGAGATTAAAGCTGCTCTTGAGCGTCAAAAACAAGTTGAAATTGCTGCCGTAAAACGCGAAGAAGATGCACAAATTCAGTCGGCGTTTGAGGGTTATCTAAATCAGACTGAAATTGTTGTGAAGCGTTACCAACGTGAACGTGAAGAAATACTTCAAACTTATAGTTTAAGTAAACGTGTTCGCGAAGAGATGGCAAAATCTAAGGATTATGCAATTTTTGAAACTTTAAACCAAGCTTCTGACAGCGTCTTTCAAGTTGGTCAGAACTCTGCTCAATCTCTATTTAATAGACTTAATCCTGAAGAGTTTTCAAAGTTTAATTTGCAAAATCAATATTCTTCAGATTTCGGAGGACTCCAAACATCCTACAACGATGAAGTTGCTGGAATAAGTGCAATATCAGATGAGAATCTTCGCAATTCTATGCTTTTAGATGCACATGAGCAGTATTTGCAATCGAAAGCCGCACTTGATGCAGATTACGCACAAAAAGAGCGTGATTTGGATCAACAGAATTTTGAAACCAAGATGCAAGTTTATTCGCAAATTGCTGGAATGACTGGGCAGGTCTTTTCAGACATGACCGCACTATTAGAGCAAAGTGTTGGGAAGTCAAATGCACTTTACAAAACTATGTTCTTTGCCTCTAAGGCTGCTTCAATAGCTCAAGCAATTGTTAACACGGAAGAGGGGGCTACAAAAGCACTGGCACAAGGTGGCGCTTATGGAAGTGTTTTGGCTGGAGTTGTTAGGGCAACAGGTTACGCTTCAGTTGGCATCATGGCAGCTCAAACAATCCAAGGTATGGCCCACAACGGTATAGATAATATCCCGCGTGAAGGTACATGGCTTTTAGATGGTGGTGAACGTGTATTAAACCCTCAACAGAACAAAGATTTGACGAATTATTTAAATAATCGTCAAAACGGGTCTAGTGAGGGCAATGTGCAAATCAGCCAACAGATTACGTTTGCTGATGGATCCGCAAACGTCAATACACAAGGGCAAAAGCAAATTGCTGAATCTCTGAATAATGCAATGAACGATTGGGCTAGACGCGAAAGCCGCCAAGGCGGTGTCTTGTTTAATCTTGTGAGACGTTAATTACCCAAGTTTAACCACTTAAAACCAAATAAACCCACTCAGGAGAGTGGGTTTTTTAATGGGAGTACAAAAGTGAAAAAGTACATTATGACTTTTCTGCTTGCTTTATTGATTGCTGTAGTTTTCTACATAAGTGCAAATTTAATTGATTTTAATCTAATTGAATATGCAACGGGTTTCGTCTTTGGATTGTCATTCACCCTCATTTTTAAAAAACAATCTAAGAGTTCTAAAGCTGCAGAGCTACTAAACAAACATGTAAAAGAATGGGCAGTTCGTGAAAGTAGGCGGGCAGGTTTATTGGCTCCAGATCAAGATACGAAGGATCTAGAAAGTTGCAAAAAACGTTTTAAGGATAGTCCGGTTAGTATGAAAGTTGAGTGGTCAAAAAAAGATGAGTAATCGTAAATTCACTTGGTGCCAAGACTTAGAAGGTAACTCAGGTTCGCAGAGCTTTAATACTTTGTCATCTAAGTTTGGTGATGGGTATGAGCAAAATGTCTCAATAGGAATCAATAACCGATCTGGCACATGGCAATATTCGCGAACAGCAAAAAAAGCTGAAATCATGCAAATCAAAGCATTCTTTGATGATCACAAAGGAGCTGACTCGTTTCTTTGGGATTCACCACTAGACGGTGAAGTCCGAGTTAAAACAGGCGAATATCAACCCCGTTGTTTAGGTGGTGATATTTGGCAAATCTCTACGACATTCACCCAAGTCTTTTATCCTTAACTTTTAATCTCTTCAAAGCCCCTTTTTAGGGGCTTTTTTTATGCGAGTAAGAAAATGACGATTCAAACTGTTAATCTTGGTTCAGCTCCGACTGGCGCAGGCGGCGACACATTTCGCTCAACTGGCGCAAAAATGAATGAAAACTTTACAAACAACACTCATGCAGCTAGCCGATATGTGGGTACTGCTGCTGGGAATGTGATGGAAGTTGGTGCATTTGGTTTGGGAAAATCAATTCGACTTGGAACTCAAAAATTATCAACATTGAGGGGAGTTGGTAATGCTTTGTACTGGCAAAATAATGGAGCTAATATTTCAAGTGCTGGAGATTATCCCGATAGCAATTCGCAAGCAATTATTAATTTAGATATTAACGATTCAACTGATGCTTGTGCACAATTAAGCATAACGCATAACTCTGATTTTTATATTAGATCTGCAAACTGGAATGTAAATACTTTTCAGCCATGGCGTAAAATCTTGTCATCAAAAAATACAACTGTGGATGCAAATGGTTTCATCAAGTCAGCATCTCCGATTGTTAAGCTATTTGCAGATAAAATTGAACCTAACGATGAAGCCGCTGAACAACCTCTTGCTTTTGAGAAGTTGGGTATTGGTCATTATTTAGTTAAAGGTTCTTCTGGATTCGCTAAAGAAGGCTGGTGGATTGAAATTCCTACAGACACTCATGGCAATAAGATTTGTGCAGTTGAATATCAGACATTGGAAAATGGTGATCTTGAAATTAAGACATTCAAGAAAAAGCTAAATGATGAGGGCGATATAGTTGCAAATCTTGATGCACCAATCGATATTCCGAACAATGCAAATGGTGAGCCGCGCTGGATTGATATTCGTTTAAACAGTATCAAGAAGACAATCGTCAGAAAAATTCCACGTACTGAAAAACAACCGCGTATGGTCCAGCAAGTAAAATATGCACCGCAATTGACCTATATCACTAAATACGAAGATTTATTTGATGATGAAGGAAAAGCTGTAATTGTGGATGGTAAGAACTATAAAAAGCCAGTAACCCACATTCAAACTGATCAAAACGGTACGCCTATTTTGTCGAATCAACCAGTCATTAATGAAAATGGTGAGCCAGTTTTTGAATGGGTTCAGGCGGTTGATAGTGAAGGAAATCCTGTTTTTGATGATGTGCCAGTCTTAGACAAAGATGGAAATCCAATCTATGACGAGGTGACTTATGACCCTGAATAGTGATTTCCAGAAGCTGTATGTTGATGGATTAATTCATTTGTATGAACTAGATGCCAGCAGCTTAGGTGCTGGCATCTTGCGTTTTCACGGGCATATTTCTTTTCAAGATTGGGAGAAAATTTACTCATCCATTGGATCTGAAGGATTGATCGGTGCCGACTCTGGCAGCATTGGAAAGATTTTTGATACCGGTGATCAAAAAGTTTGGAACCGCAATATTATCTGGCAAGGTCAGGTTTTTGAGCCAATGGCACTCGAAGTAAGTGGCCTTGAAATGAGTTCAACTGGTAAAGCTTCAGCGCCAACTTTAACAATGGCAAATAACATTAACGGCATTCAACATGCTGTTTCTGCTTATTGTCTGCAATTTAAAGATTTTGCAGGTGCAAAGCTAAAAGTTATTACTACTTTGGCTAAATATCTAGATGCCGAAAACTTCACAGCAGGCAATCCTTCAGCATCGAATGAGTCTAAAGAACAAACTTGGTTTATAGAGCAGAAAACATCGGAAAATGCCCAGCAGGTTACTTTTGAACTTTCAAATCCAATTGATTTTGAAGGTTTGAAAATTCCTGTACGTCAAATTACTTCTTATTGTAGTTGGGAATATCGCGGGGAAGAGTGTGGTTACACTGGGGCCGCAATGTTTACTGAGAAAGATGAGCCTACAGACAATCCTGCTTTAGATCGTTGCTCGTACAGATTATCTGGTTGTGAATGTCGATCTGGTAAAAACAAGCCTTTACCTTTTGGCGGGTTTCCAGCTTCAAGCATGTTGTGAGGTTTTATGAATATCTTACTTGGAATAATTTATGGGATGGTAGGGACGCTAATCATTCATTTTCTAAGCTATGCGGTTCACTTTGTCATTCTAAGATTAAGAAAGATTAAAGAGAAAAAAGCTTATTTAATTAAATTTAGCTGCCCTTGTGGTGGGTTTTTTGAACCAACAGGTAAAGTATATCTTACTTATCCAACTCAAAAGCAGCGGAAGTGCACAAAATGTGGAAACTGTAAGGGGTTTTTCTAAATGAAGCTTACAGCAAAACTTAAAAAAGCAATCATGGCCCATGCGGATGAATGCTATCCACACGAGTGCTGTGGGGTGATTATTGATAAGCAATATATTCCTTGTCGCAATATTTCTAAAAACTCTGATCAATTCGAAATCCATCCAGAAGATTTAGCTATAGCAGAAGACCAGGGCGAGATATTAGCGTATGTGCATTCACACCCTGACGGAACTACAAGAGCCTCAGAACTAGACTTAATTCAAATTGAATTACATCAAAAGCCGTGGGTAATTTGTTCGTATCCGGATCTTGATTTTCAAGTCTACGAGCCTTGCGGTTATCGCGCCCCCTTAGTGGGGCGTAATTATTTTCATGGCTGGCAAGATTGCTATGCGCTTGTACGTGATTTTTATAGTCGTGAATTAGGTATAGAGCTTATGGATTTTAAGCGGGATGATGCATGGTGGGAAGATAAAGACCATCCATCACTTTACCTTGAAAATTACGAAAAAGCAGGTTTCTTTGAAGTTGGTAAACCAGAATATGGCGATATGTTGGTTTGTCGGGTTGGGCGTACCGAGCATCCTAATCATGCGGTTGTTTGGCTGGGTGATAATGGACAGCTTAAATCGGAGCAAACTGAGCAATGCATAGGTTCAAGTTTAATCCTTCATCATCCGTATAACAGAAAGTCAGTACGCGAAATTTATGGCCAACAGTGGAAAGATCGCACGGTAAAAATTTTGAGGCATAGAGATGTTAAAAACAATTAAGTTGTACGGCATCTTGGGGCAAAAGTTCGGTCGTGAATTTAAGCTCGATGTTGCCAATACGCGCGAAGCTATGCGGGCTTTATCTGTTCAGATCGCTGGCTTTGAACACTTTATGTTGCATGCACATGAGCAGGGCCTACGCTTTGCCGTGTTTTTAAAAATAAAGAACTCAAGTAATAAGCGAGGCAAGAAACGCCCAGCAATTTACGATCATGAAACAAAGCGCTTAATCACTGGTGACAATATTGGTGAAGAGCAGCTAGACATGAATACTTATACAGACACTATTCATATCGTCCCGCGTGTAATGGGAGCTGGTGGTAATAGTGGAGTCTTACAATTAGTTCTTGGAGTAGTTCTGATTGTTGCAGGTGTGATGACTGGCGGTACGTCTTCAGCTTACGGTGTTGCATTAATTGGCGCTGGTGCAGGCATGGCTATGGGAGGTGTTGCTTCTATGCTCATGCCGAAAGCCCAAACTACTCAAAATCAAAATCAAGACGGGAACCGGGCAAACTTTGGTTTTGGTAGTGCGGTTACAACAGCCGCTCAAGGTTATCCAGTACCGATTCTCTATGGTAGACGTGAAGTCGGCGGCTTCGTTTTAAGTGCTGGTCAATATCCAGAAGATCAGATGTAATTTTTAAGTTAGTTATAGGCGCTTTTTGGCGCCTTTTTTATTGCGTGGGATTTGATATGACAGTGATGGTAAAAGGCGCAAAAAAGGGAAACCAGCAACCAAGACAACCAGTAGTTGCACCAGACTCCGCACAATCTAAAACTTATATAAAAGAGTTGATTGGTCTAGCGGAGGGTGAAGTCGAGGGATTAGCAAACGGCTATCAATCAATTTTGCTTGAAGATACTCCGTTGCAAGATGAAAACGGCAACAAGAACTTTGAAAACGTTACTGTTAATTTTAGATCCGGAACAAACGATCAAGAATACATTGAAGGCTTCCCGGCAGTTGAAAATGAAATCCCGATTGACGTAGAGCTTAAATCATCTACACCTTGGGTGCGCTCTTTTAACAACCTAGATCTTGATGCAGTACGTTTACGTTTACGTTGGGGGCCACTACGCAACCAAGACCCAACAACGGGTGATGTTACTGGCTATACCATTGAATACGCGGTGGACTTGCAAACTGATGGCGGAGCATGGTCAGAAGTATTAAGAGCAAAAATTTCAGATAAAACATCTGATAATTATGAGCGTCCACATCGTATTGACTTACCCAAAGCCGATTCAGGCTGGCTCGTTCGTGTTCGCCGAATTACTCCCAACTCAACATCCGAATATATCAGCGACAAAATGTATGTTAAGGCTGTCACTGAAGTTATAGACGCTAAATTACGCTATCCAAATACCGCATTAGTTTCACTGCAATACGATGCTGAAACATTCGGTGGATCAGTCGCAAAATTAGCGGTTGATTTGAAGGGTGTAAAAATCAAAGTCCCAACGAACTACAACCCTGAAACCCGCGAATATGTTGGCATGTGGGATGGTACTTTTAAACGCGCATATTCAAACAACCCGGCTTGGATTTACTATGATCTTTGCACATCTAAGCGGTATGGAATTGGTGAGCGAATTACAGATGGAATGCTTGATAAATGGTCTTTATACCGTTTAGCCCAATACTGTGATGAGTTGGTACCAGACGGGTTGGGCGGTCAAGAACCACGTTTCACATGTAACATTTATCTTCAGAGCGCTGAAGATGCTTATAGCATTCTTACAAAATTAGCTGGTGTTTTTCGAGCTATTACTTATTGGGATGGGGATAGCATTGTTTGTGATGCTGATATTCCACAAGATACCTATTTCACATATACCCGTGCAAATATTATCGGGGAGCCGGATCATAATGGTACACGTGCCCGTGATAGACATAATGCAGTAAAAGTAGCTTGGGATAACCCAGCCAATCACTATAAGACTGAATATGAATTTGTGCGTGATGAGAAAGCCATTTCTGAAATGAAACAGGTGCGCTTACTTGAACTTGATGCGTGGGGGTGCACATCGCGTGGGCAAGCACAACGAGCAGGCTTGTGGGCTTTAAAGTCTGAACAACTTGAAACACGTACTGTGACTTTTAAAGTTGGATTAGACGGCCATATTCCTTTGCCGGGTAAAGTGATTGAATTTGCAGATCCTATTTTTGCTGGAAGAGCAAACGGTGGTCGCATTTCTGCAATTTCAGCAGATCGAAAAAGCATTACTCTTGACCGTGATGATGTGGTCGCAGTAGCGGGTGATAGACTCATCATTAATGGAGAAAACGGGAAAGCTCAAACTCGTATTGTCCAAGCAATTACAGGCCGCGTCATAACTGTTTCTGTAGCTTTTGATGAAATTGCACCTCAAAACGTATGGGTTATTGATGCTCAAGATTTGGCAACGCTTAAATTTAGGGTTTTGTCAGTAGTTCAAAGTGATTCACATCAATTTACTATTACAGCGCTTGAGTACAATCCGAAAAAGTTTGATGCAATTGATCATGGCGCTCATTATATCGATGTGCCAATTTCAATTGTTAATCCCAATATTCAAGAACCAGTTTCAAATATTGTTATTACAAGCGAAGATCGGGTGGATCAAGGTATTAATGTTGCCACCATGGTTGTGTCTTGGACGCAAGCAAAAGGTGCGGTTAAGTATCTGGTTGAATGGCGGAAAGATGATGGTAGCTGGATTAAGCTGCCAGTTACCGGCAATAACTCAATTGAGTTGCCGGGTATTTATGCTGGCAACTATCAAGCAAAAGTTACAGCGGTTAATGCTTCGGATATTTCCTCTTTACCAACTTATTCAGTTGTCACTAAGCTTAATGGCAAGCAAGGTTTGCCACCAGCTTTAGCATTCATCCAAGCAACAGGTATTTTGTTTGGTATGCGCCTAAATTGGGGTTTTCCTGCAACTGGCGCACTTGATACGGCTTATACCGAGATTCAAGTTTCACCGGATGGTACCAGCAACATTGCTCAATTGGGTTTATTTGCTTATCCAACGACAACACATACTTTGCAAGGTTTACAACCTAACTTAACTCAATTCTATCGTGGCCGTTTGATTGATAGAATCGGAAATATTGGGCCATGGTCGGACTGGACTCATGCGACAACTTCTGCCGATGCTACAGACGTTCTTGAGCTCTTGAATGATCAAATCAGTGAATCTCAGCTCAATCAGGATCTTAAAACCAAGATTGATCATATTGAGACTATTGACGCTGAAATTGGTCCAATTAAGCAAGATATACAAAATACGAAAGATCGGATTGCACAAGAAGTCATTGATCGTCAAAACGCTATTCAGCAAGCTTCAGATGGCCTTTCACAGCAAATTATTGATGGTGATGAAAGTGTTCTTGAAGTTGTGGAAACGGTCAAGAAATCAAGTGATGATGGTCTTGCGGCGGTTCAGGAAGATATTCGTGTTGTTGCAGATGATCTTTCATTAGTTGCTGAAAAAACAGATGGTGTGTATGCACAACTGAATCCTGCATTGATTGGCTCTGAATCAGATCTAATTGGTAACGATCAAGGTTTTGCTGGCACATGGTCTGTTCAATCGGCAATGATCGAAGGGGATTTAGCACTTAGTAAGCGTATTGATACAACGGCAGTTGAGTTAAATAACTTACAGGCTTATGCACAACGAGAAGTACAAGCGCGAATTGAAGGCGATAAAGTAACTGTTCAAAAGATTGATACGTATATCGCAAGCAATGATAGTGCTCTTGCAACTGTACGCCAGTCGGCACAGGTAGCAGTTGAGCAGGCATCGGCAAATGCCGAAGCGATTGATTCCATTAATCTTGAGCTTGACGATAAAGCTTCAACTGGTGCACTTGAGCAAGTTAAGTCTGATATTAAGAATGTAGATGACAAAGTTATTGCCCAAACTACAAGGATTGATGGAGTTTACGCGCAAATCAATCCTCCGTTGATCGGGTCAGAATCTGACTTAATCGGAAATGAAGGAGGTTATGCAGGCGTATGGACCGAGCAATCTGCTCGTATCGAAGGTGATTTGGCTCAAGCTAAACTTACTGAACAGCTTTCTGCTCAGATGAATGAGAACAATGCCGTATTCAAGCGCCAGCTCGAGGCAAATTCAAGTGCTATTTCTTCAACGATAAAAGTAACGGAAACGTTGCAAACTAAAGTCGGTAAGAATAGTTCGTCTATTCAAAATGTCAGTGAAAGTGTAGATGGCATCTATGCTCAGCAGTTTATCAAGTTCGATGTAAATGGTCATGTTTCAGGCCATGGATCAATGAATGATGGAACTACTTCAACTTTCATTTTTAACTATGACCGTATTCAATTTGGTACTCCAGTGGGTATAGATGGTATTGAGCCAAAACCCTTAATGACATTGCAAAATAAGCCTGTGACTTTGCCAAACGGTACTGTTATTCCGCGTGGTTTGTATGTCGATAATGGTAGTTTTGGATATATCAATGCCAATCGAATCTGGGCTGAAAACTTAAGCGTTATTAGTGCAGACTTGGGGACAATTAAAGTCAAAACTGCGAATATTGAAGATGGCGCAATTGATACTTTAAAAATTAAAGATGAAGCTGTAACAGTTCCAATAGGTGTAAAAGCAATTGATGTAAAGACTATCACTACTTTTGCAGGTGGAGTTACAAGTGGACAGCCTAATAATGATTTTAACAACCACCTATCAGCGTGGGAAAATCATATAGGTACACTTTTACAAGTAACGTTAAATAGAAGTGGTGGAAAAGTTAGAATTGATGCTTCAGTAAATATTTGCACACCTACTTTTGGCGCTTTTAGTGTAAGTGACGGACGAGGTAATCCAATTGCAGCAAATGACAGGGCCATGGCTTCTTTTTATATTTCTATATATCGGAATGGAAATTTAATTGGACGGGGTTCATTAGGTGCAAATCTTGAAACTGGTACTATTAATGTCAATTTCAACGGGACTGCGGTTATCGTTTCAGCTATTGATGATAACAGTACTATTGGCAATGTTACCTACACACTTAAAGCAGGATTTGCTCGACAGGAGGGCGTTAATATCCCATTAAATGTGGAATCAAGAAGCAACTTTATGATTACTTCAAGAACATTAAGTGTAATTGAAATGAAGAAATAACAGCACCCAATTGGGTGCTTTTTTATTGCCTAAACGAAAGGGGGAAGGCATGACTGAAAATGAATCATACGGGTTGAGATTTGAAAAGAAAATCGACTCCATTCAGAGTGATATTCGCATGTTGTCAGATCATGTTACTCGACTGACTTTCATTAATGAAGCGCACAAAGAGACTAGCGAACAGAACAAAAAAGATATCGATACATTGGATATCAAAGTCGCCAATTTAGAAAACCGCACAGCAGCGCAAGATGGTGGAATTTCTGTATTGCGTGTACTGCTTGGCATCTTTGCAGGAATCGTATTTTCGCTGTGCGCTTGGGTTGGATCTTCAATTATTCAATTAAGCCAAGATCAATCTTTAATTAAAGAGAAAGTATCACGGTTAGAGGAAGCAGGACGATGAATAGTGAAAACACAAGAGCTTATCTAGCTTTCGCATTAGTGGGACTGATGTTTGTTTTAGTGATTGCTTTATTTTTTGTGGATATGCCGCGAGAAAACAGCAATCTGATTAATACGGCATTGGGTTTTATTGCTGGGGCTATGACAACAGCATGTGGGTTTTATTTTGGTAGCTCTGAGTTAGAGAAAAAGAAAGGTGAATCCAATGACAACTAAACCATTCTTCGATGCTGCCCGAGTAATTGCAGGCGGCAAGCTTACACAGGCGCAAGTAGACGATCTAAATAAAGTGGTCGAAAAACTTGCACCAGGTGGAAAAACTACAAGTGATGATGGTATAGATTTAATAACTAGTTTTGAGGGCACGCGATTCAATGCTTACGACGATGGTGTAGGAGTCTGGACCATTGGTACTGGCACAACAGTTTATCCTAATGGCGTGAAGGTAAAAAAAGGGGATACTTGTACACCTGAGCAAGCTAAAGCCTACTTCAAACACGACTTGGCCAAATTTGAAAAGACTGTAAATGAATCTGTGATAGTGCCTTTAAGTCAAAACCAGTTTGATGCTTTGGTTTCACTGACTTACAACATTGGCTCAGGTGCTTTTAATAATTCAACCTTATTAAAAAAACTGAATAAAGGTGACTATCAAGGCGCTGCTGACCAATTCCTTGTATGGAACAAAGCAGGTGGAAAAGTTATGAAAGGTCTAGTTCGTCGCCGAGAAGCAGAACGAGCACTCTTTTTAAAGAAGTAACTTATATGTGCAAACGTACCAAAGTTGCATCGATCATCACAGTGCTGTGCATTCTATTATCAGGTTGCACAGCTCACACTATAAATAGTAATGTGAACGTCTCGATTTGTGTAAGGGCTTTGTGATGTCGCAAGTCATGATCATGGTTTCGGAAGCGGGCAGGATGGAGAATACTTGCAATCTACCCGCTGACTTAGATAAGAACGGGAATGTACTTAAAATCTATGACTACTCATTAAAAGAGTTGCCGATTAATTTGGACGGCACCGTGACTTACAACGGTAAAAGATGGACCTTTGATAAGAAGCAAAATTACCTCTAAACCTGTGGATAAATAGCGCATTACGCCAAATATACGCCAAAATGTATATAAGTTATTGATTTTATAAAATAGATTGGTGCGCCCGGCGGGGATCGAACCCACGACCCCAGGCTTCGGAAACCTGTACTCTATCCAACTGAGCTACGAGCGCACATGTGTGGGGCACATCATAGGAAAAAAACACCGGTAGGTAAAGCACGAAATACGTACCAAGTGAGTTTAATGCTTAATTAAACAGCAGCTTGTTCTATTTTAGATGCGTTGCTGAATAAGCTGAATTGAATAATTAATAGAATGGAGCGTATGTGCTAGCTCATGAGGAGGAATGCGTGATTCCTGCAAACTGGTAATCCATTGCATTTGGCACATTTTAAGTTCTTGAAGTGTTTTTATTTGCTCTATTTTTTGAATAAGTGGCTTTGCCATAAGGCCACAGTATTGGCTTAAGCTTTGTTTCATTAATAGTTGTATTTCTTCAAAAGATAGCTGTTGAACTGGAATGCGTGGTTGGTTATTTTCAATATTTGAAGAAGGCGCAGAAGTTGATTGAGGAACCTGAATTTCTCCAACTAAATCATTACTTTTATTCTCATCAACATTTTTTTGATGTATTTCTTTAGTTGTTATAGATGACTCTTGGGGAGATATTTGTTCAGGTAACTCTGAATAATTTTCATTAGAAGGTGCAATTAGTTTTAAGTCAATGAGCTGTTGTATCAGTTCTGGTGGGGCGATCCGCTTTTTAAACTCAGTATCGAGACTTTGAAAATCTTCATGGTCTATTAATAGAAGTAAACGTCTTTGTTTTGCATTTAACGTAATATTACGTTGTTGAAGCGCAACTCTTCCCAAATTGGTTCGATAAAAACCAGACAT